CGCCGGAAAGATCGTCGATAGAAAGGCGGCCTTCCCTGATCGCCTGCGTCATTTCTGCGGCGCCCTTCTTTCCGAATAACTCCGTCGCTGCCTGCAGTGCGTCTGTTTCGCTGCTTGCGTTTTTGATCTTCTCGATCGTTTCGCCCAGTGCGTCTTTTAGATCCTTCCCGTCCGCTGTCGCGTTCTGCTGCGCCTTCTTCAATCCTGCAAGCGCTGTTGTGGCGTCCACGCCGTTCGCTTCAAACTGTGCAAGTAAATTTACCGAAGACGTGAGATCAAGGCCCATTTCCTTTAATGTGGCGCCGTTGGTCTGTAATGTATTCTGCAGCGTGTCCATGGAAATTCCCGTGTCTTGCCCTGCTTTTGTAAGAAGGCCCAACACTTCGCCGGTGTGGCTGCTGTCAACGCCGAATTTCGTCATTATGGCGTCTACGCTGTCGATCGCGCCGTTTAAGTCCGTTCCGTTGATCTCCGAAAACTGAATGAATTTTGAAGAAAGGTCTTCAAGTTCTTTTCCGGTAGAGCCGAAGCGGGTGTTTACCTCTCCGATCGCAATTCCGGCCGTTTCCGCTTCTGTTGGAAGTGAAGTAAAAACGGCGTCCATGCTGTCTTGCAAGCCGTCCAACGCTTCCCCGGAAGCGCCCGTTTTCGTTATGATCGTATCGTAACCGGCGTCTAATTCATTAAATGCCGCGATCGAAGCGGTCCCGATCCCTGCGATTGCTCCCGTCACCGGAAGAAGTTTCTTTCCCAGTGCTTCGGACTTTTTGCCAATCTTTCCGGCGATCTCTCCCACCTTTTCAAGTGTTGAATTGCTGTCCTCTGCTGCCGTTTTCAGGTTTTTCAGGTCTGCTTCTGTCTTTATGATTTCTCTTTGTAATGCCCGGTACTGTTCTTCCGACACTTCGCCGTTTTCAAACTGCTTCTGAACCTGTGCTTCTGCTGACTTCAAAACGTCCAGTTTTTCAGAAGTAGCGGCCACGGCTTCTTTTAAAAGTGTCTGTTTCTGTGCCAGAAGTTCCGTATTTTTTGGATCCAGTTTCAGGCCCTTTTCGACTTCTTTTAATTCTTTCTGCAGATCGCGTGACTGTTTATTGACGCCCGAAAGGGCTTTATCCAACTTCGTAGTGTCGCCGCCGATCTCAATGGTAATTCCTTTTATTGTGCTTGCTGCCACCTGCTATTCACCGCCCCTTCGTTTGAACTTCTCGCGAATGGCCTTTCGGTCCGGTTCTGTTTGCGAAATTCTCCAACAATTTTCAAGGTAGTTTCTGCCTTCCTTTGTCTGGTTCATTTCATGAATAAACGCTTCGCGCATGAAGAAAAGGTATAGATCAAGGTCCAGTTCTTGCACCTGCCATATATTCAAACCGGTGTAGTCAATCACCAGTTTTTCGCCGCGTGTGAGTGTTTTATAGTACACCCCTTCGTTATCCCCGCCGGGATAGAAGGGGATCTTTAGTTTGGGTTATTCTTTACGCCGCCCGCGAACTCCATGTAAGCGTCGATCAGCGCTTCCATTTCCTCGGTGTCGTAATCGTCCGTGATCTCTTTCGTCGTCACCTGCTCCCCGGTCATATTGTGGGAAAGAATTTCGGCGCAAAGGCCGCCCAGTGTGTCCAGGGCGTCTTCTGCCGTCATGCTGTCCGTGTCCATTTCCTGCAGCGCTGACAGTTTTTCAAACGTCTTTTTCATAGGCATTTTCACGATCAGTTTTCTATTGTCTTTCAGTGTTACGGTCATGAAGGAACGCTTCACCTTGTTAAAATCAAAACTTAAATTCGCCACGCTAATTTCTCCTTTCTGCTAAATAACGGCAAGGCGTACCCGCCGCCCTGCCGTTATGGTTTTGCTTTTATACTGCTGCTGCTTCGCTCTCTGTCATTTCCTCTTCGTACATAAGAAGGGTTCCTTCTTCGTCCATAGGAAGGGCTGTGATCTCTTCGTCCACAACGGTTTCTTTGTCTTTCTCGAAAGAAATTGTAAAGCCCGCCTGATTGTTTCCGACGATCATTACCCAAATATCGCCGTCCACCGCGTCTTTGTGGTGAAGACAAATAACATAGCGCGCGCCCTGTCTGTTGTCGATACCACCGACCTTTACAGTGCGGCGTTTCTTTGCCTTGTCTTCTGTAACTCTGGCGGTGTCGCAAAGGTATTTGAACTTGTTCCCGTCAAAGGTCATAATTCCCGTTTTCAGAGTTACTTCCTCTTCTGTTACGATCGTTTTGCTCTTCTTTCCAGTGTCGTCCTTTGCTGTGTAGAAAGAAGGTTTGTATTCCACGGACGCGCCGCCGGAAATATAGGCCATCAAATTTTCAGGCTTGCAAATATCTGCAGTCACCGGAACGGTCGAACCGTCGAAGGCCTGAATATACACATCAGCGCTTCCAAGAATTATTCTTTCCATGCTCTGTTCTCCTTTCATTTTTTCTGTGTGATCGTGAAGTCGTAGGCCGTCTGTGTTGTGTCTTCCTGTGGTATCTGTGCTTGATACTTCCGAAACTCAACGTCGAACAAAACCTTTTCTTCGATCTGCTTTTCCAGATCCGGATCTGCTTTTCTCTCTGTATAAAGTTCCAGTGATCCTTCAATCTCACGGATCCGGTTTTTGGTATCGTCGCCCCGCTGCCTTTCCGCGGAAAGATACACAAGAAACGGGGGATCCGGTACCGGTTTTTTATTTGTTGCTGTGAACTGATTTCGCGCAATCGGAAGGCCTAACCCTTCGGCGCGTTTTATGATCTCTTCAAACGTCGTCACCTTCCGATCGCTCCTTTCACTTTGTCTTCAAACTCTGCCGCGGCTTTTTCCTCTACCGGGCGAATATGTTCGATCGCTTTTACTCTGCGTCCGTCGCGGCCGACGTGTCCTTTTTCAAGAAGGTGTGTCAACTGATAATCGGTCTTGTTGTAAACCGTGTTTCGTTTGGAACTCTTGCTTTCGTAAGTGTTCTTTTTGGCCCACCCCTTCGCATAAGAACCAGTTAAAACCGGGCTTGTGCTTTTCAACTCCTGAACGGCTTCTTCGGCCACTTCGTCGGTTGCTTTTTTGATCGCGTCCGCTACTTCCTGCGAATACTCGCTAAGCCCCTGCGCCAATTCCTGCGCAAGTTCACTAACCTTTATACCCACTATCTGTTCCCTACTCTCTGCCCTGCGTACACTTCGATCTTGTCGTTTGTTTTCGGGCCATACGTCCGGTATACCGTCAAGCGCTCCGAACCGTGCAAAACGACGTCTTGACCGGTGTATTCGTTCGCGAAAACCTCAAACATATAGCGGGCCTTCATTCCCTTTTCACCTGCTGCCGCGTATTCGTCACGGCCGATCGGGTTCACCGTTGCGAAAACCTTCGCTTTCACGTCTTCTTCGCGGGTTTCTCCCTGATCTATCAATGTTATTACTGCGTCGATCTGTACTCACCGCCTTTTATTTTGGTTAAGATCATGTTGTAACTGTTCATTAACCGTTCGTGGTTTGCGTCCATGCTATAATTTGCCTTGACATAAGTTAGAACGGCTTCAATTATCAATGGATCTTCCGGGGCTTTCAGGTATTCTTCCGCGACACCTATTCTTTTCAGGTCTGCCAGTACAAAGTCAACGTAACGGAAAACGTCTTCGTCCAGTTCGTCCGTTGACATTTTCCGCGTTCGTAACTTTGCGGCCGCCTTTAACTCGTCAATCGTCATAAGAAGCCGCCTTTCCTGTTATTGCTTACGCTGACGCCGGGCGTTTTACTCTGATGAAGCCATTGTGGGCCGCTACGGCACCGCCCGCGAAAATGTCCGCGCGGTATGCGATCTGTCCCTGCTTGAACTTATAATCAAGGGACTTTCTGGCGTCAATGTCAGAAAAGATCGCCATTTCGTAGTTGCTTAACGGTCCGTATGCCATGCAGTAAACGATCGCCTTTGTCTGTGCGTCTGTGACTGCTCCACAAGCGGAATTGATAACATACGGTACACCGTCGATCGTGCCGGTGTTTCCATGGTTCACAATGGTATAAACCTTTCTTCCCTGCTTGTCGCGAAGTTTCGCGAAGGCTTTCAGGTCCTTTTTGTTCAGAACCAGAACTGCAGCGTCTTCCACGTCCTCGTCGCCGCCGAAAGAATAAATAATTTCGTCCAGTGTTCCGTCGTCAACTGCGGTCATAGGAAGATCGGTTGTCGGATCGATAACCTGATCTTTTGTCTCTGTCGGGTTGTGGAAAATTCCCTTGAACTTTCCGGAAGTTCCGTCACCGATCAAGATCTGGCGGCTCATGTATCTACGGATCGCCTTTGTTACGGATCCTTCCACTACGCCGTCATAGTCTGCGTTCGGAAGTTTAATCATTTCTTCCGGTTCCTCGGTGTATGCGGTGATCTTCTGTTTCTCGATCGTTACATAGCCGAAAACGGGTTCTGTTGCGTTGTAGTCGCCGCCTTCTGCGGTGCCGCCTGCTCCGTCGCCGTAGGACTTAACATAGCCCCTCTGGTATGTCTCGCCGCCGTTTAATGGGATAGATGTTACGCGGTCCACAAGGGAAGAAACGTCGTTAAAGGTTTCTTTCAGATCTGCCGCGCTGTGTTCCGGTGTTACGGTCTGGCTGACAGAAAGGGCGTTCTTTACGCCGAAGGTTTTCTTTGCTGAAAACTTAACCGCCTTTCCGTCTTTGATGTTCTGGCCGCGTTCCTCTCTGGCCTTGTCCTTCACTTCCTCGCCTTTTTCGCCGCCGGTCGGCTCTGCGCCGCCTTCTGCGTCTTTTGCGATACCGGCCAACTTCTCGCGGTTCTTTACGTCGTCCAGAATACCGGTGATCGTGGTTGCTTCTTCCAGAAGCGCGTCAAGGTCTTTTCCTGCTGCCGCCTGCGCCTTTT